AAATTCTGCCGCCCAAAAATTTGATAATTTTTTACGCCAGTCGGGAATACGCGCCAATTCTTCATATGCCGCCGGTCCTTCAGATCCAATCGTTTCACCGCTACCTTTTCCGGGTAGTGGTTTACCAGTTGATTTACTATAAAACCGAAATACTGTTCCACTATTATATAAATCAGATGAAAGCTCTTCTAATGGTTCGGCCTCTTGTATAGTATCAATTGGCGGAACAAGCATAGTCGATGCCTGTATGTTTTCATCTGATGACATTTTTTTATTAAACTCCGCTATGCTTGAAGCATTGTTTTTCGTTTTTATTTTTAATGCATAATCTTTGAATTCGGGGATAAGACTGTAGAGGCCTGCTATTTTTTCCAAGCATTTTTCGGATACCAAAACCTTAACCTCGTCAGGCAATTCAGCAAATGTAAATGATTTATCATTAGTGTGGGTAATTAACTGATAATGATAACCGCCGTGATATGCAGCTAACACATAAAACGAAGGTTCAAAAATACCACGTTCTTCTAATGTAGTGTCATTATGTTGGCCACATTGTAAAACATTAAGTTCATCATTTTCTCGATGATGTAATTCTGAAAAAATAATTGTTTTAAGATTGAGCTCGCGTTCTAATGTTGAAATCGCCCAAGTGTCGGCCCAGAACTCCTTTGTTTTCATTTTTAATTTCAACATAGAGAGATTATCAATTCCATTCATAAATTCAAATTCTATTAATGTTTCGCGTGTTTGTTTTCGGTCGGACTTTAAAGAATCGTGCTTTTTTTTAATTTCAGAAGACTGGGTTTCCAAACTCATAAATAAATTACGGTCCTTAGTTTTTTTTAAGCTATCTATCATGGATGTATGTCGTTTAGCTATATTTTTTATTTCGTTTGTTAAAACTGTTTCGTTTCGTTTTAAATCATCGTAAATTGTTTTATAATTTTGAAATAATTCTTCGGTCGCATTATTTGCCAATATATCGCGCATATCATCGATTGATACATCTTGCCCGTTTTCTTCTAACGCCAATTGCAATACAGAAAAAAAACAATTTCCATCATACTTTACATCTATAATATCATAATTAGTGTTAGACATAAATTCTTGTATCCATTTTGCTTTTTTGCTCGTTTTCTTCTTCTCACTTTGTCCATTTGTATTCTTGGATTTCCCGAGAGTTTCCTTTTGTTTAATATTCGCCCCCTTATGTAATTTGTCGTAGGTAAATGAATATAACAATGGTTTATCAAAATGATTCAAATCAATATCGCCATCATCATCAATTATATTTTCTTGTTCGGAAGCTATGATTTCGTATAACCCAATTCTTAAAGTTATTTTATCATTCTCTACCAAATATATTGAGTAATAAACAATATTATTGTCTATATAGGTATAGTTGGGTTTTCCTAATGCAAAAGTTATGTTTTTATCAAAAATCGTAGTTTCATATAAATTCGCATCATAATCTAAATCAGAAGGGTCTATCTCGGCTGATTCTATGTAATTCACAGTAGTATCTAAGACAGAATTTACCATATTATAATATATAATGTGGTAATATTGTTTTTAATATAATTTTATATGTATGGTATTTTTATTGTATGGTATTTTTATTGTACTATATTCGTAGAACTATTCCTCATATGAATATGCTTACAAATAGTATAATCACCTAGATCTGTTCTCCCGCATCTACAAGTGAGCGGTAATGATTCTAATGGTTCATAAAAATATTTTATAAAATTATCTGGCCCACCAACATTATCAGTATTAATGTGATTTCCAAATTGATGTTTTTTAAAAACTGGATCTCTTATTATTATTTCGAAATCTAAAACGCAAATTTTAATATTATCTATTTCTATTATTTTATTTTTAAATTGTACACCATTTAATATACAAAGTTCTTCTTTAATTTCATGAGTATTATTTACTATATAATTCATTATAGTTACTTGATCACTTAAACTGTTGTATTTTTTGGATTTCATGGCATTTAATATTTTATTCATAAAGTTTAATCCTTCCTTTTTAATTATATAAAATCCTGAACATACGCCAAATCCTATTTTTTCACTACATTCTTTTGGAAAACTTTGATTACCCCCGATTTCAGTTGAAATTATAAAATCATAAGGTAACTTTACTATTTCTTCCACTTCCTTTTCTATTATCATATCCATATCAATATGAATAATAGGAACATCTTCTTTTAGTGCCAATTCAATATTTTTATTTAATCTAACTACATCCCACCAAGCATATTCATTTGTAAAAGACATATCAGCTTGGGTTATGTTACTATTATCATAAAAACAAACTTGTTTGGCCTTTTTACAAGTATTATTAATTCTATTTAACCAATGGGGTCTTATTCTATTATATTTTTGTCCAACGCATATTGTAGATATAATATAACTCATATTATTAATATATACGATTGTTTATTTATATTATTTATATAAATTAGTTTTTAACTATTAAATGGATTAAAACTAATGTATTTACTAAAATACGGGTCTTGTTTTAATTCTTGAATATTGCTCCATAAACGCAGTCGCTTCCCGACAATTATTTTATTTGCTGGTTCAGTCTCATAAAATAATAACATTTGAATTAATTCATCTTTTAATAATTTGTTTTTCCCCTTATAAATACCATAATACTGCAATATTTGAATTATTCCTTTTATTGTATAATTTGTATTGTAAAATAAGGTAAGGCTAACTATGTCGTAAATAGTGTCTTCCTCGTCATTATCCAAAAAATTTAAATCATAGTCATTTATGGCTGCAAATGCTCCTGATTTATCCAGCGTTTTATCGTCTGGTTCATTTAAAGTAAAACTAATATTTTGCATTATGAATATAATAAAAAATATATTTATATTATTTATTATTAATTAGCATAATAATTACTTTTTGATTTTATTAATCTCCATAAGAATATCCATATGCTTAAAAATAGTTTTATTTGAAATGCTAGGAGCTGATTTAGCCTTCATAATACTAATAGAACTAACATGTTCCATGATTTGAGTCCATTCCTTCGTACTCGATTTCAATACAGTTACGCTTGTTATAATCAAATGATAGAGTAGTTCCGATAATTCATCAACAATATTTACATTATTTTCTTTGCTAATATAATCAGTCATTTTTTCTTGTAAATCTTTAATAAGTTCTACAATAGTTGTGTTGGGTATAATTTGCTGTAGCATTAGATTGACATAAAATAATCCCAGCGCACGCCTTTTCTCGTTTTTTTTGTTATTGTTACAAAATTGGTCGTAATCTTTATCGGGACTACAATATTCAAAATCATCGAAAATATGAATATCTGTATTCAGTTTTTTGGTCAAAATGGATTGCATAAATTCATACTTTGACATCAATTCCTTATACAAGGTAGCGTACATACTAGAATAAAACCGATTACCACTCGCAATATCAAATATAGAATCACCGATTTTATTTAATTCAATAATTAAATCATCGTGGTTTGTTTCTAAGCCAACAATCAAATTAATCTCTTCCATAATTTGCTGCATTAATGTATCATAAGTTTTCGTTGTCATTTTGTTCAAATGTTTTCGGATTTTATCAATAGACAATTCAACTCCTTTCTTTTTTTCCATCACTGTAGTTTTAAAGTTTCGTATCACGTTCCATTCTTCTTCAGAAACCTCTTTTACATTATTTCCACGAAAATGTTTATATGATTGTTGTCGTTTATCAAAATGCGGTGTTTTAATATATTCAGGCGCTCCAACATTTGCTGCTATTTTTTTAATAATATCAAGCGTTTCTTGTGGAAGTGAATATTCAAAGCCTTCTTTTTTAATTCTATCATAATCCTCGCGAGTATATGTTTGTTTCGCTAGACAACAAGACATTTATATGTGCTAAATTATAATAAAAAAATATATTTATATCAATTTTTCAAATAATACTTAAACATAATATAACTATTAATATTATTATGTCAGATATTATAGATATAAAAAAAGAAAAAAGTGATGGTAATATTGATAATGATATTGATATTGATAATAAGGAAAAAGTGAATGAGCGTACAACTGAAATAAATGAATGGGAAGACCTCAATGCAAAAATACCATTATTGCGCGGTATTTATGCAAATGGTTTTGAAAAACCTAGCCCTATTCAAAAAAAAGCAATTCTTCCTCTTTTTTCAAAGAGAGATGTTATTGCCCAAGCTCAATCTGGTACAGGTAAAACTGCCTGTTTTTCTATTAGTGCACTAGAACTTATTGATACTACAAAAAATGTAACACAGGCAATGATTTTGTCCCCCACTCGCGAGTTATCCATTCAAACAAAGAAAGTAATCGATTCAATTGGTAGTTTGTTCCCTGATCTTTGTACACAACTATTGATCGGCGGTACATCTACAGACGATAATATTAATTTGTTGAGAGATAAAACACCACAAATTGTAATTGGGTGCCCTGGCCGAATCCATGATATGCTTAAACGAAAGCGTTTGTCCGCAGCAAATTTTAAATTATTAATTATGGATGAAGCTGATGAATTATTATCATTTGGTTTTAAAGACCAAGTCTATAATATTTTTCAATATATGCCGACAAGCATACAAGTTGCCTTGTTTAGTGCAACAATGCCAACTGAATTAAGTATATTAACTGATAAATTTATGAGAAATCCTGTAAAAATTTTAGTAAAAAGCGAGCAGTTAACTTTAGAAGGTATTCGTCAGTTCTATGTAGCGTTGGAAAATGATGAGGTAAAATATGAAACATTAAAGGACATCTATAGCTCTTTAACCGTGAGTCAATCGATTATTTATTGTAACAGTGTGAAACGCGTCAATGATTTATTTATTGCAATGAATAACGATAATTACCCGGTATGTCAAATTCACAGCAATATGACTAGGGAAGATAGAGCCCAAAGTTATGAGGATTTTAAAAATGGAAAACATCGGGTATTAATTTCTTCAAATGTAACTGCGCGTGGTTTGGATGTTCAACAAGTCAGTACTGTGATTAATTTTGATTTGCCCAATTGTGTTCATACTTATCTGCATCGTATTGGTCGTAGTGGTCGATGGGGTCGTAAAGGCGTTGGAATAAATTTTGTTACATCGCGCGATATGCGACAACTTAAAAATATAGAGCATCATTATCATGCTACGATTAATGAACTTACCGAAAACTGGGCAACATCATAATACTATAAACTCGTTTAATAATACCCTTATTATTCTTTATTAAAATATAAATGATGATTGATATTTTAAATTCACTTTTACAAAATAAAGAAAAACAAATGGAACATAAAAACACCAATCAGTTTAAATTACCGATCGAATATTTAGAAAAAAAATCAGAATTAGAACAACATACAATAATCGATTTAGAATTATTACCAAATGACCAAAAGGATTCATTATATAAATATGTGGTAAACCCAACAACGCCTTTTGGTGAAGAAACGATGCATCATTGGAGTAAATATTATACACCTGATACTAATTTTTTAAAAGAAAGTCAACAGTTATTAAAGAAAAAAATAAGTGCAGGTGAAATAACAAAAGAGAGACAAGATACCATCATTTGTATATGGAATGAAATAAAAAACGAAACAGGGTTTGCTGAAAAATACAATTATATTGAATACGAAAAATTAAGTTTTCTTAATAAAAGTGCAAAATTTTTACAATGCCTTAGCATTTATAATATGGCGTCGCCTTTATTTTCGTTAATAATGCCAATTTTTTTTTTGATTTTACCTTTACTTATAATAAAATTACGCGGGTTACCTATTACAATTGAAAAATACATTGAATTATTAAAAATTGTATTTAAAAAACATCAAATTGGAAAAATATTTGATTTATCAAATGCCAGCTTTGAAAAAATAATATATGTCGTTGGGTCAGGTATATTTTATCTTATACAGATTTATCAAAACATAATGTCGTGTCGTCGTTTTTACTCAAATATGAATAAAATACATACGCAACTATTTACTATGAGGGATTATCTATCAAGTACTATTAAAAATATGGATGCATTCAAAGAACATTGTAGCGGATTGAAAACATATGAACCATTTATCGAATCTATGGAAAAACATAAGAAAATTTGTCAGTATGTATATGGTAAATTTGCCGAGGTGACGCCTAATAAAATATGTATTAAAAAAATATTTCAACTTGGAACTATTATGAAAAGTTTTTATCACCTTTATAAAAACAACCAATTTCATGATACACTTGAATATTCATTTGGATTTAATGGTTATATTGATAATTTAATTGGTATACGCAAAAATATTTCATTGAAAAATATGAATTCTTGCAAATTCAAAAATAAAACCAAATTTACAAAAGCATATTTCCCGTCATTAGTTAATAGTAAACCTGTGAAAAATACATATAAATTAGATAAACATTTGGTTATAACCGGTCCAAATGCGGCAGGTAAAACCACTTTACTAAAAACAACAATATTTAATATTATAATTTCACAGCAAATCGGGTTTGGTTTTTATAAAAAGGCCGACATAATACCATATGATATGATTCATTGTTATATTAATATCCCCGATACTTCCGCAAGGGACAGCTTGTTTCAAGCTGAAGCAAAAAGATGTAAGGATATTTTGTCCCAAATCGATAATAATGAAATGGATAAACCAGATCAATTTAGCAAAAACCTAAAACATTTTTGTGTGTTTGATGAATTATACTCTGGTACAAATCCTTATGAAGCAATTAGTAGCGCTTTTTCGTTTTTAAAATATTTAAATAAAACCGATAATGTAAATTTTGTATTAACAACGCATTTTTTAGATTTATGTAGACGATTGGAAAAACACCAAGGTATTAATAATTATCATATGAAAATAGAAACAATAAATGATGATTTTAATTATACATATAAGTTAGAAAAGGGTATTTCAGATATTAAGGGCGGTGTTAAGGTATTAAAAGATTTAGAATATCCTATCGAAATTATTAACAATACAATGGATACTTTAAAAGAATTGGATATATAGAAATAGAAATAGAAATAGAAATAATTATAATTCGTTTAATAAGTATTTTAAAAATATATTCAATATTCAAAAATAATGAATATTTGCGGAACCAATAATAGCCATATTCCTCTCCTTATTTCTATTGCGTGTTGTTGCGCGTTTTTTGTATATTTTAATTTTCGTGTAAATGATGTTAAATTTTTAGTTGAAAAGCAAAACAAAGTATTGACATCGTTTATTACCAACTTTCAGCAAGATATTAAACTCGACGGTTCTCCTCAAATGCCGGTAGGAAAAATGAGTGCAGGTGAAAACCATATTGCTGCACCTGAAGCAATTCGGTCTGCTCAAGAATATGCGCAACAACAGGACGATGAAAAGATTATAGTATCTGATGATGAAGATGATAGTGATAGTGAGAGCGAAGATGATAGTGATAGCGAAGACGACAGTGATACTGAGTCGGTTACTGATTCTGATATCCCTTTAAAAATGGTTAATTTAAACAATATGTTTATTGGTAATATGGAACCCGATAATATGTCATCCATTACGATGGTTCCCGTATCATTTGAAGTATTGGGAGATGAATCTATTGAATCTTCGTTAAATATAGCATCAGATTCTTCTATTACTGAATTAAAAGAAGAAGAATTGAATTTAGAAGAATTATCATCTACTTCTACTAGTAATTACGAATCAATGAAAGTAGATGAATTACGAAAAGTAGTATCCGATAAAAATCTTTCCACAAAGGAAGAAGTTAAGAAATTAAAGAAACCCGAATTACTTGCATTACTTAAAAAATAAAAATATATAAAATAAAAAATAAAAATATATAAAATAAATAATTTTTATATTTATAAACTCATTTTTATAACGTATATATATACAAATGAGTTGGGGAACATGTTATACTGGTTCTAATAATATTCACTCTGATTTTCCTCCGATTATGAATGATGGTAGAAATTATACGAATTGGCAACCAGGCGCTGTTATAAATGAAAGCATCCGGGAGCAAGCTCAAATAAAATCAAACTGGAACTATCGTCAATATTTATCTAAGAATGCTGACGCAATTATTAAATATAATCAAATGAGTGCTTGTGGCGAATGTTGTGCAAATACTGTTCAATATGGAACGGGATCACCGGTGTCCGACAATACACCATATTTATATAAATCATGTTTAGATGAAACAAAGAAATATGGATATGAAAATAGCGATTTAAAAAATTTATATTTATCCGATGTTACTTTACAATCAAGAATGATTACTCCAGTTATTTCTCAATCTGATTTATTATATAACGGTATTCCCCGTGCAAATTAAATTAGTAACTATTTCAATAATTGTTTATGCAATAAGAGAAACATTATTGGAATGTAAATGAAAACTTGTATCTTGCATTTTCATCTAGTTTTGTTCTTTTGCCTAAAAAGATAAAATACTTGTTTGCCAAAGCATATTCCTTTGGTTTTTTATATCTCAATATTTTTAAACGAACCTTCATAATCATACCTACTTGCCATATACGCTTGTGTGTATACATTTTATTTTTGTATAGTTTTTCTAATTTATTAATAGTATTTTTAACATCTTCTACCGTTGTATATTTTATATGTATTGTATCTTTTGGGTTTTTATCAATATATACATCAAATGATTTTTTAGGATTTTCTGGATTGAAAAAAAATTGTTTTTTTGTTTTGTTTGTTTTGTTTGTATGGTTTTTATATTTTTTCCTTGTATTATATTTCATAAAATATAACTATATTAATTATATAACTATATTAATTATATAACTATATTAAATATAATACTTAATAACTGGTATGAAGTTATTAAGTATAGATGTAGGTATAAAAAATCTGGCATATTGTTTATTGGAACATGATGAAAAGCCTC